GTTAATCATGATAAACAAATTCGTGAAGAGATTGAACAAAGAGCTGAACAAGCCAGACAAGAAGAACTTGCTGAACTTAATGAATATTGGAATGGCGTTCATGACGCTATTAATAAAGGTCAAATTGGAAAATATAAACTTCCTGAAACATTTGTTCTTGATAGAAATGGTCAGAAAGTAACTCTTACTCGTGAAGATTTCTACGATTATGTTTCTAGAAGTACTGAAAAAGATGAAGATGGAAATGCAATAACTGGATACCAAAAAGATTTAAGCAAACTTACTAACGAAGCACATTTAAATAGAGAACTTCTCGATGCTTATTTACTGTTTACAGGCAATAGTTATGAAAGCTTGGTAAATATGGCTATTAAAGATGAACAAGTTAAAAGACTTGTTATCAAATCTAAACAGAATAAAGCTCGTAGCCAAGTTAAGATTACTAAGCCTAAAGCTAGTGGAGTTAATGATGTTTTGCTTGATTAATTTGATATAATCATACAATTATTAATTAAAAAATTCAAATTATGTACAAACTTAGAGAAGTTTCTCGTGGGCGTTATGATGACAGAGGCTATAGTAATGAAGAGTCTATAGCTAATCTTATGCTTAGTAAACCCGCAGAAATTAACAGAACACTTACTTACACTTTTGGAATGGATGATGATAGATTTCCTCTTTCATTCCTTACAGAGGGTCAAGGTGCCAGTGGCGTTAAATCTATTGAAACTGAAACTTGGACTTGGAAAACTATGGGTAGACTTCATTTCAATGATTATGTTGTTTATGCTCCTAGTAGTGGTTATCCTGGTCAAGGTGGTGCAATGTTCGATATTGAATTTGCTACTCATTGGCTAATTGAACAATGGTCTCTTGTTGCTCCTGATGGTGTAACTCAAGTTCGTATTATGGCTGACCTTGGTGAAGGTACTCACGGTGGTTATCTTTATCGTGTCAAACTTTGGAATCCTGACCCGAATGCCTATGTAAGTACTGAACATCTTGCCACAGGTAAGTATTGGACGATGACTGCTCCTACTATTCCTGCGAGTTACTCTAAAGGTAACCGTAGCAATAGTATGGGACCTGGTAAAATGACTTCTCAACTTGAGTATCATCGTTATTCTAAAGAGATTGCTGGTAATATCAGTAACACTATTGTTGAATATGAGTTCAAGACAAATAGTGGTGGTACTACTAATCTTTGGATTAATGAAGAGATGCGTCAATTTGAGATTCAAAAGCGTATTGCAGAGGAAGAGAGATTGTGGATTGCTAATTATAACTTGAATGAGAATGGTGAGATTACCATGCTTGATAGAGATAATGGCAAACCTATTCGTTCTACTGCTGGTATGATGGAGATTTGTCGTGAGAGTAACTATGCTACTTATGGTGAAACTCTTACTTTGAATCTTATTGAGCGTACTATTGGTGATGTTCTTGATAAAGATACTGATACTGGTACGATGGAAGTTGTTCTTGGTTGCGGTAAAGGTTTCTGGCAGGACTTTGATGGTGCTATGAGAGATGCCGCTACTAATAACGGTTTTGTTGATGCTCTTGGTGATAAGATGATTGAGGAATTTGATGGTGGTCTTTCTTATGGTAAGTATTTCCGTAGATATAAGACTATCGATAACCATATCATTACTCTGAAACATCTTGCTTTCCTTGATAAGGGTAGTCTTGCTGACAATGACAAATCTAATGGTAACATTCATCCTAAGAGTGGTCTTCCTATGACTTCTCACCAAGCTTTCTTGCTTGACTTCTCTACTTATGAGGGAACTCGTAATGTTAGAATGGTTCGCCTGAAAGGTCAAGAGCATATCATTGGTATTCTTAAGGGTCTTACTCCTATTCCTGCATCTTGGGGTTCTGTACCTAATAACGCTATCAGCACTGAGATTGATATGAGCCGTTATGAAGTTAAGAGTACTATTGGTCTGCAGGTTGATAACAACAGAAAGATGATGCAGTTGAAGTGCGTCCTCTAATAAATTAAATTAAAATTGTAAGAATTATGGCAGAAGATAATGTAAATATTGCTAATAAAAATTCAGAGGCTACTAAACCTACTGTGAGTGCATTTGATGAAGATTTGGAAGCTCCATATTATGATGAGCGTAGTGTTACGATTAGTTGTGTTCATAATTATTCAGCTTATCGTAAAGCTAATATGAAGGTTCTTGGACAAAAGAGAGAAGTTATTGGTTCTTCTATTACTTCTTCTCGTGTTCTATCTTCCAATGCAAAAGAAGTTGAAGCTTACTTTCCAGCATTACTAGGTATTTCGGCTAACAATGAAAACTTTGTTGCTAGAGTTAAAGCTTGGCTTAATAACATTCATTTCGAAGTTAGAGATAAAGATGTAGTTCTTGATACTTCTTTTAGATATGACCATAAAAAGGATTATCTTGAAGTTAAGAAACAAGAAGATGCTATTTGCAGTGAATACGAGAAAGCCGATAGAGCTAATCAAGATGAATTGAGAAAAGCTCTTAAACTCAAGATTGATAAGCTTAACGCACTTGAAAGTACTAAGTATCAATATGGAAAGCCTGCTAATCTTGAGGAATATCTTATGTATCGTCATTGCTTGCTTTATAAAGAAGTAGCAAAAGATACAGCTTTTATTAATTCTGATACTAGTATTCGTTTTTATATTAAAGACGAGGCTCGTGAGGCTGAACTTCGTAAGAAACTTATTGCTGAACGTAAGACTGCTATGACCAATTTTGTTGAACTTAGCGGTACTAAAGAAAAGTTTGATGCAGTTTATCTTGCTGTTTGTCAGAGAAGAAATGACAATATGACTGAAGCTCTTGGTAGAGATAACAGTGCAAGACAGCAGGTTGTTATGGATTATGTTAATAGTAATCCTGATAAGTTTAATAAACTTTACAACGATAAACACATCATTCTTAAAGCAACTATCGAGAATCTCATTCTTCGTGGTGAACTTGTTCGTACTGATTACAATCAGCAAATCACTAAAGCTGATGGTACATTTATTGGTGCTAACATTAACGATGCCATTGCTTGGTTTGAAAATCCTGCCAACAAAGGTGAAAGAACAATTTTTGAGAATAAACTTAAACATTAATAAACAATGAACATTTCTGATATGCACGTTACGTTTCGTCAGCTTGCCCAACAAATGGGTATGCAAAATGTTCTCGCTATTAGACCTGAACAGATTGACGCATTACTTAACACTAGCATTTCGGATATAGTTAATCAACTAGTTAGAGAACACGTAGGACTAAAGAAAGAACCTAATGGTTTAACAAATGGCAAAATAAATCAAGTAAATGAACTTAGAACTCTCTATGAAGTACATGACATTAATATAAGCGGCACTGGGGAAATGCTGACAGAGGAGATTGCTACTGCTTTAAATAGTGGTAGCAATCCTCCTTATCTTTTCCTTATAGATTTTGCTGTTAAATACAATGATGTTAGTGGAGTGTTTCCAATTAGAGTTATAGAAAGTTCTGAATTAGCAAATACGCTAAATGATGCAATATTAAAGCCAAAAAGAACTAGTCCTGTAATGGTAATTAGTACTTGTGAAGTACAAAGAAACAATCAAACAGTTAGAGATGATAAAGCTGAAATATATTTTGGTAGAGAAGTTACTAACCCTGTAGTTAGAATTTCTTATATAAGAAAGCCTGCCGAAGTTAGTTTAGCAACTCCTACAAACTGTGATTTACCTGAAACTCTTCATGTTGATATTGTCAAACATGCAGTTGATTTATACAATATTTCTGTTAAAGGGGGTTTGTATAATCAACAAACAAATCAAGCACCACAAGCTCCAGCGAGAAATCAAGAGGCTAGTGGTCAATAATTAATAACAACTTAAAACAATAATTAATATATGAAACAACTTTTGATTGTAAAGAAACCCGCAGCATTTAGTAATGCTACTCCTCTTGACCAGGGTCTGACTTCTCATGGTGTTACAGACCTTAGCGGACTTAAGGATGGTGCTATTACGTTTTTTGAACTTGGTGCTGCTACTTCTGTTTATGATAGTGTAAACAGTGTATATAAAGCTCCTACTAAGAACTTCGGCATTGCTCTTGGTCGTCCCGTTGGTAAAGGTGAGATGGCTAGTGGCAAACAACAACTTCCTTTTGTTATTCCTGAGGTTGATGTTGATACTCTTACTGTTGTAAAAACCCTTCCTGTTGCGGGTACTCATTTTAGTGTTGCCATTTCTCTTGGAAATCCTACTGCTGGGAAAACATACACTCTTAGATTTTATAAGAAAGGTGTTGTGCATCATGAGCGTAATAAGTATGCTGTTACTATCAAGACTGCTGGTAATACTAGTGCTACCTATCTTGATTCTAATGCACTTGTAGATGCTGTTCTTGAGGCTGCTAAAATGGAAGGATTTAATCTTACAGCAACGTATAGTACTACAACTGTTACTATTACTGCTACTGATTATACTGATTGGGAAGTTGCGGCTGCTGATGATATGCCTACTTCTACTGTTGGTACTCCTACTCATGCTAAGAAGCCTGTTGGTGATGCAGCTTATGTGAAGAATCTTGCTGCTCAGTGTGCAGGTGATAAGGGCTATTTCTGTACTCATGCTGATGGTAGAGAATATATTCCTGGTTATCCTGAAGATGTTGAGAATTTTACTTTGAATGCTAGTGGTACTACTGGTAATGGTCTTGTTGAAGGTTGCAGTACTAGTGGTTATGCTATTTACACTCTTCGTTTCCAAGTTGGTCGTAATTCAGCTAAAACTCGTGATGAGAAAGTTTGGCAGCTCGTACATATTGCAATTCCTGTAGACTCTACTGGTAGTTATAGCCAAATTGCAGATATGGATAAAATTCTTCCCGAAGGTGATTTTAGTGTAGTTACTGCTGATGCTAGAGCTCTTGCAACAGCTAATGCTCAGATTACTTCTAGAGTTGGTGCTTCTTATCGTGACGCTTAATCATGGAAGAATTTCAAACTATTAATGAAATCGTTTCAGATAGTATTAGAAATTCATCTTACACAGCAGCAATCATATCAAGTGCAGTTTTTATAGTTTATACATTAATAATAAGATTAATCGATTACTTTAAAGCTAAAAACAAAGATAAGCCTCTGCTAGAAATGAGTAAAGCAATGAGAGAAATCACTGTTAATGTAGCAAAACTTAATCTTATACTTGACAAAACATTTGAGAAAGCAGAACGAAAAGAAATTAATCAATGTGATAAAGCAATTCAACTAGGTTTTAAAGCCTTTGCTTTTAAACTATCACAAGAAGCAATATCAATAATTACTCACAATAATATAGATGTTAATAAAGATTTAATTCAAGAAAACATTAGAAAAATAGTAAGCACTGAGTATTATAGATTATATTCTGTCCTATCAAGTTATGAAATACATGAACAAAATGTTGCAACCAAACTAAGAGAAGAGTGGATTAAACAAGTTTCTGATTCAATTATAAACATTATATATGATGGTCAAGATGAAAAAACTAGAAT